GCATGTGCCAGATACGATCGCCACCTTGCCGGTCGTCAGCGAATCGCTTGAATCGACCGACAGAACCTTCAGCGAAGTCGTGCCGCTGGTGTCATGGACTATAGCGTCAACGTTTATTCGACCTGAAATGGTCATTGGTAGCTGCCCCACGATTTCGATTTAAGCAAGGATTCAAGAGCAAACTCAATGGGCTTTGTGATCGTGCCTGTCACCACAGCAGAGCGGTTTTCAAACAAGTGCCCGACCATTAGAAGAATTGCGTTCTTGATGGCTGGTGGCATGTCGCCCTCGTCGCTGCCATAGCCTGCCCAGTAGGTCACGGCAATTGAGTTGTAATCGTGCAAATGTCCCGGCCACGATCCAGAGTAGTTCTGTCGCAAGACGCCCGGCGTAGACGTTCTGTCGATGCGGTACTCACTGCTAGACAGCGTTGCCGTTGTGCCTGTCTCAAGCGTGTAGGTCAAAGATAAAGCCGTTGTTGTGCCAGAATTAGATAGCGGTGGCTGCGGCAACTCGATCTCGACTGGGAACGTGTCAAGCCGCAACACGAGCTGCCGCAGTATCAATGCCCGATCCAGATAGGACTCAACCCACTGCCTAGCTGCGGTGATCAGCGTTCCAATCAGAGTGTCTTCGTCGGTGTTGTCCACACGCAGATACGCCTTGGCCTCGACAAGCGAAACAGGCTCATTCACGGGCTCGGTCAATGTGGTAAGGCTGCGGTATTTCATTTCTTGCCTCGTCGCAAAAGCGGATGATCGGCGCTGCGGTGCTGCCTCTTTATTGTCGCAGTTTCCAGCGTCTCTTTTTCGATGAACTTCTCCGCCAGCCCTCGCCTGATGAAGATGTCGGCAACGCCGCCGCCAACGCCACGCAGTATTTCACCACGCTGATACACGTCAAACGGCATAAGAACTCTCATGTCCATCATGTTATTCGATGCTCCATGCTTCAGCGGGTGCCTTGCTCTCTTTTGTGTATGCGGTGATGTACTGGAAAACCGGCGCAGTGAAATTCTTTGACGGCCAGACTGCGACGTATTCGCCGTGGCCGATAGTCACCCTGGGCGTTACGAAGACACGATTGCCACTCTCACGCCAGTTGCGCCAAAACCAGATGTCAGAATCGCATCGCGGAATAAATGTTTCGTCAGCCGCCATGCCCGCTGGCCTATCGCCCCAACTGCCAAGGCTGTTTGGAGACTCGTGAAACCAAGGCTTTTTTGCACGCCGTAGCGCTGCGGTGCTGATCACCGTGCAGCCAAAGTGCGCCGAATCAACTTCCTGCACCGGCTCGTTAAACCACTCGCGGCTGATCGTTGTGCTGCCGCTGGCCGGAGGATTCTTCAGCGTGTCGAGCAGCGTAAGCATTGGCCTGCCATCCTCGCGTTTGACCATTAGCCCTGTAAGTGCATCGCACTGAAACGTCATCGCCATCGCCATCAAGGCTTCAACGTCCTGCTGAGAAAAAAACGAATCGTAATCCATACAAAGCAGGTACTGGCTCTCATCCTCGAACTGCTCCATGCAGTTTGTCAGCACCTGCCCCCAGAAAGCACCAGTCCCGACAGTCGGCTTTATGCCTAGCGGCATTAGGGCTTGTGCCCATCCAAAAAAGTTTGCCGTAAATCCTAGGCGTGGTGCGCTCAAAATTGCGCTGACCTTTATTTCAACCGTCGTGGAACCGACTTGCACTTTCATTTTTGCTCCAAAAAAAACGGGCGAGAAAAACGGCAGGGCGTCCGTCTCTCTCGCCCGCTTGGGCAAATCATAAATCAGTTGTCAAGCGTCAGCCGGACACAACAGCCTTGACGCCAGCTTCCGTTGCGGACGTTGGGCCAAGGGCACCCTTGCCAAGTCTTGCACTGGCAGCGATGACCGATGCGGCCTGCGGCGTGGCAGACACGTTCAAGTAACGCTTGCGGCCACGCAGATCAAGGTTAAACCGCACAACGTTGCTGTCGGTCGTGTTGGCTGGCGTTGGGATGGTGTAGCTCGTGCCACCCACAAAGCCGGTCACGTTTACAAACGCACTATCGGTGTCGCTCTGCTGCAGATTGCAACTGATCGCCACGGTCGAATTGGTGCCAGCCGCAAGCACCGGCTCAAAGATCACGTCCACCGAGGCGTACGCAAATCCAAGAGTGTCGATGCTCATGCTGAAAGTAGTCGCAGTTGTCAGATCGGCAGCGTTAATCTTCGTGACTGCTTTGGAATCTTCTAAATAATTCATTGTCTAAATCTCCTGTGTGAATGTGTGGGATCAAGCAGCCATCTTCAAGCCAACCAGCGGGCCGGACTCGGTAGCCGTGCCAAACGAATGCCAGACCATGTCCGCACGAGCCGTGCCGGTGAACAGCGTCTGATCGATTTCAACGAACCGCTCTGTGCTGGTTCTTACGGCAAACGATGACCGCACGCCGTAGATACCTGCCAGCGATGCGTTGCCAAGGATGCAGACCAAGGCACTAGCTTGGGCCGAAAGCGTTGTCGGCAGGCTCGTCGTCAGCACAACTGGGAAGCCAAGGAACTGGAAGCCAAGGGCCGAGTCAAACGACATCCGGCCACCAGCCGCCGCGTCAAGCCGCTGCATCGATGCGGCAAATCCTTGCGGGCTGATGTACCAAGCACTGCCGCCACCGTTGTATGCGTAGCGTGGCAGCTTGGCGATCACGGAGTAGAAGTCGTTGACCGTCAACTCAGCGAACGTATCGTTGCCCGCTGCGGCCTGCGAGAAGCCACCAGCGACAGTCAGCAGCTTTGGCGAGATGCCGTGGATGCCACCGTACGTTGACGTGCCGTCGCCATTTACGGCTGCCGCATCCAGCTTGTCCGCGATGGCAGTCGAGAACTCTGAGGCAATAAAATCTCCGATACTAATTGCGGAGTCCGACAGGAGTTCATTGCTGACTTTTGTGCCAACGACAAGTTTCTTGGCGACCAGCGAGACAGTGCCCATCGTTGGATCACTGGTGCTGATCTCGGTGTTTTCGCTGCCCCACGCAGCAGTCACGCCAGTCAGACGCTTGGTTGCCTGCGCTGTGTCTGATCCCATGGTCAGATTCTGCATAGCACCGGGCCACACGGAAAATTCTTCTACGTTGCGGATGATGATATTGGTGAACTCGACCGGCACCGTGGCTCCACCAAGACCGTTGGTGGCCTCGCCCATTGCACGACTTTCGATGCCGTGATCCATGCACCAACTGCGTGCTTCCACGTCTGCGGTGAACTTGCTCTTGATCCACTGGCCCATGGCGTAGGCGTCAGCAGGATTCTTGAACGCACGCAGCTTGCCGCTAAATGGCACAGCTTCAATGCGTGTTTTTTCGACGGCTGCTTCTGGTGCTGGCGTGCAGCGGTCTACGATCTGTCGCAGATGCTTTGCACTCTCAAGCACGTCTGCCTCGAAAGACAGCTTGGTGGCTACGGTCTTGGATTTCTTGACGAGGTCCTCTAGCTGCAGATCACGTTCTGCAATGGTGTCGGCATCGCCAGTGGTGGCGGCAACAGCCTCGATGCGGTTGGCAATCTCAGCGGCTTCGTCTTGCAGCTTCTTGTACTGATCCATTTGGATTCTCCTTTGTGTGCGGCTCTCGCATCTAGTGCGTCCTTCCACGATACAGAAAAGAATCCCGCTCAAGTTCGTCGGCGTTTGTAAGATACAAAACTTACCGCGACGTGCGACGGAATATAGCGTCAGTCTCTACTAGAGCTTTGCTCGTATTTCCGCATGTACAGCGTAAATACTGCAACTGCTTGCCCTGCAGTGGCAGCGATGTACGCACGCGGAAACGGTCTCCGCACTTTGGGCATTTCTTTTTATCGTCTGACATTTAAAAGAATTTCTCTCCACATGAGTGCAAGCTCTTTTTTCCAAGAACGAAAGACAACTTCTGTCGGGTCTTCGATGGCGGGCTGCTCTTGCTCTTGCTGCAGCTTCCACGCTTCGTAGCTTCGTAGTGCAATGCCGGTCGTACTACTGGGATACGCTGGCGCAACCACGGGGCCAACGTCC